ACTGGTGTGGGTCTGCCTAAGTACTTCAACGGAACAACTGAAGACCCAGTTAATGCTCGCCGTATTGTCAACGGCACTGATCAAGCTCAAACTATAGCAGGTTATTACTCTAAGTTCAAGGCTGCTTTGAAGAAGGCTCCAGCTAGCGAGGCAACGGTCGAAGTAGCTGAACTACCGGGACTTCCTAAATTCCCCCACATGCCTAAACCAACAGAGCGAACATGAAACCCGATGACCTTGTTATTCCTCCGCCTTCTCCGAAAGTCTTCGATTATCCGGGGGCGACTGGAGTTGCTTTTGGTATTCTTTTCACTGCCGGACTAGTGTTTATTGCTAGTAAGTTCGACCCAACGATGGGGGTATTGACGATCTCAATTCTGGTCGTCTTAGCGTTTATTGGTGTGACAACATTTTGTATGTTTTTTACAATTCCTAACGATGAGACGACTGCGGCAGTAATCGGTGGTTTAACAGCCGCTTTTGGCGCAGTCGTTGCTCATTGGTTAGGACGACCAAGGGATGGTCCGAAGTAATTAGTAACCCTCGCCGTGAAGCAGTTTCATAAGCGCGTTGATTTCATCGTGATGTTTCCTAACCATCTCGTCATGGTCTTTTTGCTCTTGGATTTGATCAGGAGTACGTAGGTCTGGCTCCGCTGGTTTGGCTGGTTCAAGGGACGGTAGAGGCATCTCTTGCTTAGTCTGAGTTATCTCCACGTAATATTTACCGGGATGGGCATTGACCCCACATCGTTGCACCCATGGGTAATACCACTTACTGAACCGATGGCACGCATCAGCAGGAGTGGCGAGCATTACCCCAAGAGTAATCACGGTGATAAACTTACGATTGTCCAAGGTCGATCTCCTTCTCGATTGTTATCTTCACTCTGTCACCAGACTTAAAATTATGGCGACAATGGAACGTAGCTTCAATATCTCGTAGTGTAAACAAGCTACTATCGTCCGATACTAACCTGATTACAGAGTGTACAATATACTGTTCTACAATTCTAGTTTGATTGTCTTCAGCAAATAAGTCTTTCATCGTTGAAACCTCCTGAACAACCGATCCATACGAGCCGACTGGTTTGGTGTTGGATTATCTTCTTCGAGATTGTCTTCTACAAATTGTACTTCCCATTCGCTTAAGCGAAAGGCTCCAGTACTATATTGATCCAATATTACTTTTGCTTTCTCTTTAAATGGTACTGTAGAATTTAACATCTGATCTGGTGTTAGTTCTGTTGGCCTTCTTTCCACTACCGAACGAAGGTAAGCCTTGTAAGCTTGAGAAGTAATATCACCCTTAAGAAACTCAAGAGTGATCTTCTGGTCAACTTGGAAGAACGCCATTGTTTTACTCCTAGAGTTAGAACTCAAACTCCTGCCCGAGGTTCGTCTTACTTAAGTCTATTTCCCAACAAAGAATTGGGGGTGAAACATAGTCAGTTCCTGACCCAATCCTCCCTCTTGCCGCCTTGGCTTTGAAGTGTTTCTGTAAAGCAGTTGTGAAAGAAGTTTTAGTTATGTTCTGGTCTTTGCACCATTTCCCTAAAGCTGGATCACTTATCTTACATATCCGCTCTTTCTCAGATATTTGTACGTGTACTGTCTGTCGGGTGAACACTATGTTGTCGTTGAGAATTTTAATTACACCCTTTGCTGGACGGCCTGAACCTACCACCACGGTGTTCGTCTTGATAGTATTCAACCCCATAGCCTGTAAAAACTCTCCGAGTAATAATTCTACGTTATCTTTACGCGAGAAGTCATTGGTAGCTGTTGCATCAGTATGCGTACGAAACTCTTTTATTTTCTCGTAGATAAACTGCTCTATGGACGGTAGATCAAACTTAGTAAACTTAAGTCCATTCGCTATTCTCGCTGCAACGATCATACAGGCGGCAGAAGTGGCCCAATACCTCTCGCTTTGAGTGGTCTTCAAATCATCTTCTATTCTCTCCCGCATAGCAGTTACCCACCCAAGTATTTTACTATGGTTCTCTCCTAACCATTTCGCGTATTTCGCTCCGATATGGCCATGATTTCTTCGTAGCTCTCCAGTTAAAATACTTATATGACCAACATTTAGGTTTGTTACGAAACTCTCGTCAACGTTGAACTCAAACATCCTATAACGCCCCGCTCCCGTGCCGCGTGTTAAACGTGCGAACTCGTCCGCTAGTGGGTTATTGGCTGCTATTACCATTAAACTTTCAAATTCACGTTCTTTCGCTTGTTTCGCTTCACGATTAAGACGGCTCTTTTCACGACCCCTCGTTATAAGATCAATCATCTTTACCATCTTCTCAGTCTGAACTGTGCCTCGCACTTCATCCCAATTAAGTGGTAGATTTTTCAACGATGCGACTGTATCTATAACAGCATTGGCTGTGTCGTCTAGACCCATCATCCTAATCGTACTACCCCAAATCGCCTGACACAGCGACAAAGCTGTTGATTTACCCAACCCAGACTTAGAACTCCAAGCACTAATTGTAGCACCAAAATGTCCTGTTAGCGCTATGAGTGGTGCGGCAAAGCCACAAATAATGATTACGTTAATATCGGCTCTATTTTGTCCGATAACCAGTTCACTTAACTCGCGCCAATATTTCTCGTCACCTGCTACGCGGTACGCCCGCGCAAGTTCTGAGTCAAGTAATTGGGCTCTGGATATTTTACTCGGAGAGTAAAAGCTGCCATCATAAGCAAATCCTATCGTACCATTGGATGTTGTGTGCCATCCAACAGGGTTAATATTAACAAGGGTATCATCTTTGTTACGAAGAATAGTTTGAAGTGCCACGATGAACCTCCTTGTTCCTTCCTGAAAGAGCATAGGCAATCCATTTTTTGAAAGTGCTGTCATCAACCCAATTGGATTTACCGCCGATGCCATTGGAAGTCTAACTAGCTTCGGATGATTATTACCCTCAATAGTGGTAAAAGAAAAGCTATATTCGTCGCCAGTCCCCTCTGCATATGCAGAATTAAACAACATCGGATATGGGAAGACTTGAGATATCTCGGTCTCCCCGTTCTTGTTGGTACTCTCATACCATATCGTGCTGTCTGGTGTCCGGTAATACCCAACTGGTAAGTCGCTATTAGGGTTAGACGGTGGTATAGATTGTGGCTTAGGATTATATTGTGGGACATTAATCGGAGTAGTATCAAGATGAAAATAAGCACAAGTAATACACTCTGTAATGCCCATTTGTTTCAGCGACGAGCAACGTGCTGGTCCCAGTTTTGGATTATTCTGACGATCTACTTCGGCTTGATCATACTTAAGGTCTGTCTCTTCAACGCTATACGCTGGATGACCCTTGGACAACAAATGTGCGGTCTCGCGACCATTCTCACAATAAGTCGCCAACGAGACAGTTTGCTTCCAGATTGCTTCTTTGTGCTCGCTACCACCAGTCATTAGAGTATTGTGGAGAAACTCACAGAACGTCTGTACCTCGTCCATCTTCGCTGGCGGATACTCTTTCTTTTGCCGCCGTAAATCGTCGTTCACATCAGCGGCAGAGGGAGAGCCCGGTCGTAGTGGCACTACGTTATTGAACTTAAATATTATTCTTAGGGTGGCGAGTGGGATTTTACTCCCAGAGTGTAATAGTTTCACAGGTGAAGGGGGATCGGTCTTGAAATTCCAGGTGTCAGGCACTCTTAGAAGTCTGCACAAGTCCTTGGTGCATTCAGCGTCGAATTTTAATCCGAACTCCTGTGCCATTCCGATCAAACTTAAGGCAAACGCTTCATGCTCTACTGGTGAGAACAACTCGTCAGCAACCCAATAAACGTGAAAACCGCCGGTCCCGGACGCAACTATCATCGTTGGGAGGGGTAGCTTATATCTTTTAAAAAAGGAATGCAACGCAGTTAGCGCGTCTTCCTGTGTGGGATACCCGTCTGCCTTAACGTCAATATCAAGATACACAGCGGAGCACATACCAATGTTGTAACGTTTACGGATTGCAGGTGGATGCTTACGCGGCTTGTCCGACTTACCAACTTCCCGTTGCCCACCTTGAGCCATATAGATATCATGCCCACCGCGTGCCCAGAACCGTGCTACACGCGCAGCCTTAGTTACATCGGTAAAAACTGAGCCGGGTATGGCGATATCTCCAGTAGCAAACAATAGCTTACGGTGAATAGAAAAATGCAATCCCTCTTCATGAAACTTACCTGCCAGAAGTTCTATATATTTTTCCGCATCAGTTGGCATTGTTTCCACCCGCTAAACATAATGGGGACACTCCCGGTC